TTGTTAAGGTAATGCGTGAAAAATTTGTTGATGCAGGGTTTACCGAAAATAGAGGTAAACGGGCAGAAAAACGCAAAGATGATAGAGATTTTATGAACATCCCGTTTGACGGTGATGTGCTTGAAAACTTTTGGGTGCTTCTTGGTATTATTGAATCTATTGAGTCTATTGTCAAAAAAGTTCGTGGGCAAGCCATCAAACCTATAGCACGTGAAGTAAGCGAACGTAATATCTTTGAAAAGATTGCCAAACGTTTCAAATACTTTATTGATAACGAAGATGGATTTGGTTTAGAAAACACTCGGGCATTGCTTGAAGGTGATAGCATTGACCACTTAATTACCATTGGTGAATCAGTAAAACGAACCAAAGAGAATACTTACCGTGAACATATTGTACCTTGTATTTTGATTTATAATCAAGCAGTTACAATGACTATGGAAAAACGTAGTGTGACTGAGATAGCACAAATGATTAAAAACAATTTGGCTATTGTACTCATTACAAATGAGGAAGCAGTATTGATTGACAATGAATTGGACATGCAAACGAGTATGCCCGAAGGTTGGAAGTTTGGTGATAGTGTATTTGCACGACTTGTTACTGCCCAAATACAATTGAAGTAATCTAAATAGTAGTATATAATAAACATATGAAATACATTTTAATTGACACTGCAAATACATTCTTTAGGGCACGTCACATTGCTTCACGCAATAGTGACACTTGGGAGAAAATTGGAATGGCACTACACTTAACACTTGCATCAGTCAATCAAGTTGTACGCAAATTCGGAGCCGATCACGTTGTATTCTGCTTAGAAGGCCGTAGCTGGCGTAAGGATCATTACGAGCCCTACAAGAAAAATCGTGTGGTTGATGCACTATCACAAACTGAAGCAGAACGTGAAGAAAATGAAATGTTCTGGGATACTTATGAAAAGTTCACTACATTTCTAAAAGAAAAAACAAACGTATCAGTACTCAGGCACGAACGTGCTGAAGCTGATGATATGATTGCCCGTTTTATACACTTACATCCCAATGATGAGCATTTTATCATTTCAAGCGATACCGACTATGTGCAACTTATCACAGAGAACGTGAAGCAATATAATGGGATAACTAATCAACTTATCACATTAGAGGGTTACTTTGATGACAAGGGTAAGATTATCAAAGATAAGAAAACTAAAGAACCCAAACTACTAGGTGACCCGCAATGGCATTTATTTATGAAGTGTATGCGTGGTGATAGTTCTGACAATGTATTTAGTGCTTATCCCGGTGTGCGTGAGAAGGGTAGTAAGAACAAAGTTGGACTGACTGAGGCTTATGCTGATAGGCATAAAATGGGCTTTAATTGGAACAACATGATGTTGCAACGTTGGGCTGACCACAATGATGTTGAGCATCGGGTAAAAGATGATTATGAACGTAATCGTGTATTGATTGATTTGACAGCACAACCACAAGAGATTAAAGACTTAGTGGATGCAAGAATCAGAGAGAGTGTGCGAGTAGATACTACACCTCAGGTGGGCATACACTTTATGAGATTCTGTGGTAAATATGAGTTGACAAAGATTAGCGACCAAGCTGATGTTTATGCAAAATGGTTGAATAGTTCATATAAAGGAAGTTTAGTATGAATGAACGAATTAAAGAATTGATTACACAAGTAGGAACCGACGTTAGTGGCAAATGGATGAATGTTGACAATGTAGGAAAGTTAGCCGAGTTGATTGTCAAGGAATGTGCTGATATTGCTGATAATGCAGAACCGTACAAGGCTAATGATTTGATTAAAAAACATTTTGGATTTGAAACTTGGGAAAACTAGGAGAATAATATGAGTAGAGATTACAACAACTTACAATATATTTTAAACAAAACACCGGAAGAATTACAAGAGTGGTGGTACTCATTAGAAGATGAGGATCAGGCCTATGCTATGGAAATCATTATTGAATACAGAAAAATGTTAGATGAGCCAGTTGTAGAAGATTATAATTTGGCTAAAGAGTACTTGAAAAAGTTTCAACTATAATGAAATCACGTGAAGAAGTCATTACTGATATGTGTTATACATATCGACATGATTATGGATTAGATAAAGATCCAAATGGTCCTCCCTGGCTTGCGGGAATGACTCCTGACGAGCGTACGGGATTGTATAATACAATGGCTCAGATTTTTGATAATAATATTGCACCTGTTATGGAATTAAAAAATGGCAAGTCTAGCTGAATATTTCGAACAACATAGATATAAGCCTAAATATGAATTTATGGCTAGAGTAACCGGCATGTATGGAAAAACACGTTGGATAGGTAGTGTGGGCAATGATACTGTAATTAGTGAAGTTCGAGGTCCTGAATTACATATTCATTTAGATTTACCATTAAAGGTTGACAATAGATATACAAATGTGTTAATATGTACGCATAAGGGTGTCACACGATTAACAAATTTTGACGATGAACCTGAAACAAAGAAAAGAAAAAAATGACTAATAAAATACTAATTGCAAAACCTGTAGTTAAAAATCAATTCTGGATTGTAACTGATGGTACTGAGAAAGTCGGTAATGTACTTGCTGATGGATCTGGATTTGAGGTAAAGCTTAACGGAAATAAAACACATTACAAAAATACAAAAACTATTAAAAAAATAGCAAATATTGAATTTCTAACCTTCAGTAAATTTAGTAGTGATAAGAAAGAAGTACCATTCAATGAATATCCCACAACAAATAAGGTGTATAATTCTGTACTAGATATTAAACGAAAGCTTCATCTATTTACTAAAACACCTAAAAGCAAGTGTTATCATGCCGCAGGTTGGTATACATTTAAGCAAGGTAGTGAAGAAAAAGCAATTTTTTGCCCTAAATACATCTTTATTCAGCGTTATGCTTATCAAGGTCCGTTTAAAACTGAAGAAGAAGCTGAGGCCTTGATAAATAATGTATGATTATTATAAAGCGTTTCATTGACAAGGTTTCAGCCACTAAGGGGACTAATTTAGTTTTGCCCATAGATGAGGCTAGAACATTGCGTGATGAGATAGCTAAGTTAATAGCAGAAAATTATGAGTTACTTAATACCAAAAAAGCAACCGATGATAATGTTATTCAACTAGAAATTAACGGCGGTAGATTTTAATGTCTAGGACACAACCAAAGATTTTGTTAGAAATCGTAGATAAGAATACATACAAGTGCGATCAAATTGTTGAGGCTGCAGGAATTTGGGCTGTCTTCTATGATAACCAACCTATCAATTTAAAAAGCCAACATTATCAAGATCCAGACGCAACTCCGAAATATAAAAAAACTAGCTTCAGCAATCCCGGTCACGCTAGAAATCTGTGTCGTAAACTAAACGCACAATTCAAAACTGATAAATTTAGTGTCGTTTTTATGAACAACGGCAATAAAGTTTATCCAGATGACTAACCGTAAGTCAATCAAACAAATTATAACCGAAGCCGTATTGGCCGAACTACCTGCTAATAAAAGCATCGATTCCACTGCGGATAATTTAATGATGCGTATATGGATCAGTGGTAGACAAGATGGATTACGACTAACAGAATATGGAGATTTCATTTTTAGAATGGCAGAGATTGAATATTATCAATCTGATTTTAAACTTAGAGAAGGAACTAGTGAACATGCTTATGTTATGGAGATTAATAAAAAAATCAAATGCCCCTTCTACTTGGGTGTAAATAAGATTGAAGGTAAGAAAAAGAAACCATACATAAGATTATATGATAGCAAAATTGCTATGATGATTGAACTATATGGTGATATAGTAAGTTACTTAGATTCAATAAAGGTAAGAAAATGACAGAAAAGAAAAACCCAAATCCATTCATTAATTTAGCCAATGAAGCTAAAAAGAAAAATGCACCAATGATTAATGGAAAGAAAACAGAACAAAAATCCCCTAAGCCTAGTAAAGGATTTGGTGGTGCTAGCGTAGTTAGACGTACTGGGCGTGGTGGTTAATACCAAACACCTTCATTACGCATACGTTTAATAAGGGTTAAAAATCCGCTACATATTCCGTAGCTTTTTACCTTAACCATAGTATATAAGCTACGGTCGTTTATCTCTGGTAAAAACATAACACTATTACTATTGATAGGTACTGTTCCAGGAGTAATCAGTTTCCCATTACTAGCAGTAGCATATGGTGGGGGCGGGGTACTTGCCGCAAAATTAAAGTAGTTTGGATACAATGTACTTGATTGTGTAGCTATCCAATCTTGCATATCAGTGTTTACAGCATTAATCCAAAATCTATTACCCTGTATATATTTCTCAGTAACTTCAATCAATGGTTGACCATTTCCTACATACAGTTTGTTGTCTACTCTCCAAACGTCTATTAAACAACTATAGCCTTTACCCAATGCTTTGTTTATTTGTTTGGGGGTATTGGCACTTTCATAGTCTTGGCCATCGTAGATTCCCTGATAAGATATATATAACATAATATGTATTTATGTCAACGGAATCAATAGCTACCGCGTTATATATATGTAGACATTAAAAATCTACTTCATTAACTTAAAGGAAACTTAAAATGAAAACATTAGCAATCGCCCTAATCACAACATTATCAGTAGCAACAGCTTTTGCCGCTGAGCCAGCAAAAGCAACTACATCCCCAGCAACTACTACTCCGGCAGCAGTAGCACCGGCTGCACCTGCTAAAGCAGAAGCTCCAAAAGCTGAAATGAAATTAGCTAAGAAAAAGGATGCTCCCAAGGCAGACACTAAAAGTGACGCAAAGCCTGCTAGTCCAGCCCCAGCAAAAGCCGAAGATAAAAAAGCCGAAGCTCCTAAGAAGTAATCCATATAGACTCACTGCAATTAGAACCTGGGGTCTTGATCCAAATCAGGTTCTAATTGATGATGAGGACATATTAGTTAATTCCCGTCGTATCATATTAAAGATTGAAACGTCTTTACATGACGATGAGGAATTAAGTGATTATGTACAATTAAGATTGTTTCTGGCTAGAGAAATGGCTATGTCGAAATATAGAGAAATATATGACTAGGCATAAATATATATATGAAGTTACGAGTTCTTCATAAAAACTCAATTTTAAACACACACATAGGAGATATAAAATGTTTAACACAGCAACTTACGCCTTTATTGACGGCGTTTCAGACTTTAAAAAGAAATTCGTAGAACAAACAGTTCAACACGACGGCATCAAATCAGCAATGATTACATTTGTTGATGCACAATCAAAATACACAAAACAAGCCGCAGATGCAGGAATGCAATCTATGATGGCTTTGGGTATGATTTTCACAAGCAAAGATTTCTACACAGAAATGGGTGACCAATTCAAAGCAATGGTCCCTGCTTTCAATACAAAAAAATCTAAGTAATATGATATCAGTATTACTCACAATCATTACAATGACTGTGATTGGCATAGCAATTCCTTTATTGGGATTGCTATCTAACCAATCATACGGTAGTCAATTGGAGCAATATATCAATAGCAAAAATCCCAAGGATATTGGTGATATTGAACGGTTGACTAATGAATTTGAAAGAAAATCACAACAGAGGTATCTATGAACAAAATCAAACAATTTTTACTATCAATAGTACAAACAGTACGAGACTTTAAAGTATATAAAGCGGGCAAAGTAAAATGAGATGTATCAACGACCTAATCATGCTTTTCAAATGGGCTAATGAAGGTTGGGAAGTACATCCAATCATCAATGATGATTTTAAAGGATGGATATGAATCAATGGCAACCAATGACTGATGAAGATTGGGAATGGGTAAACTATGGTACATTACCAAAACCCGTTGACATTCCAGTTAAAATAAAATACAATAAACACACATACACTTTTTTAAGGAAATAAAATGACAGACTTTACACCAAAACTACCAGAAGTTAAATTCAATAAAAATGGCTACGAAATTCGTACCGATATTTTATCAATGGCTAAAGACTTAGTAGGTCAAGAGTATCATGCCAAATACATGGGCTGGGAAGTCAGTGCCGAACGTGATGAGAAGACCGGACAAATTGTTAACAAAGTAAACATGCCAGAGTTTCCTGGTCTAGACAAGATCCTTGAAACTGCTGAAAAGATGTACGGTTTTGTAAACCAAGGTACTACTAAAAAGTAATACTTTTAGTTCATAAAAAATGCCCCGTACTTTGGGGCTTTTTTATATCCAAAATTTGACAATAAATGGACACTGTGCTATAATAGAGTCTTAGACAGTTAAATAAAGGACTATGAAATGACAAAGAAAATCTCTATCAAAGTATTTGGTGACCCCGGACACGCCTGGGCTCGCTTCCCCAAAGCTAAGTTGGTCAGTCTTGGTATCGCTGATAAAATCACCCCTTACAGTTACCAAAATGGTACTAATGCTTTCCTTGAGGAAGACTGTGACCTGTCAACACTGATGACGGCTCTTAAAGCCAAGGGCTATGAAGTCAAATTCAACGAAAGCTTTACCAATAAGCAAAGCAAAATCCGTGGTTATTGCTCATACAGAATTTGACAATAAATGGATTTGGGTGTATAATACATTTATGAAATCAAAAATCTTCATTGTTCAACGTGACAACGACAAGTATTTTAAGCAGAAACTGCCTACATGGCGCAATGGTTTCTGTGAAATAGTCCGTAATGTCACTATTGAAAAGGACCCACACGACATTTACCAAGACGGTGAATGGGGTTATATTACGGTCTATGGCCGTAAGATTTATGTCACTAGATCCGGCACTGAATTTGCGTTTGAAATTCGTGGCTAAAAGGTTGACAATAAATCAGTTTGGGTATATAATAGAATCTTAAACAGTTAAACAACAGGAGTTAAAAATGTCAGCATTAAAAACATATCTGGTTCGCAAGAACGCTTACGCTACAATCTTTGGTGCCAAAGAACTTACACTAGACAATGCAACTGACCGTCAAAAGATTGCCGATTCAATCGATAGTGACTTGAGTCCCGAGAATCTTACATGCGATGGTGAACTGCCACGTAGTCTGGTTCAGAAACGCTACAAGGAATTGAC